TTTCGCTCGACGGTATCGCCCGCGTAGATAGTGCGCTGCAGGCCAGTCGTCAGGATGGCATTCAATGACGCCGTTGGTGTCGGGTCGGTGCCATAGGCTGATTCGACCTTGGCCAGAATGTAGCGTTTACGGGTTTTCATCGGTGGTCACCTCGCTGGGGGTCTGTGCGGGCTTCGCCGCCGGTACTGCGGCCGGGGCCGCCTTCTTTTTGCGAGCCGATTCGGTGCGGTGCACCAGCTTTCGGCTCCCATCTTTCTGGATCACATAGCTGCCCATGTGGGTCTCCTTACAGGGATTGTCTGACTGATCTTTGTGCGGTGACCGTCTCGCGCCACCAGATAAACTCGCCGCGAAGTCCTTCAATCGCGCCACCTTGCAACTCGAGAGCGTCCCAGGGGGCGCCGGCGACCCAGCCCTGCGCTGCTGCGCGGAATTCGTCAATGTGCACAGAGAGGTCCACGAGCTTGCAGCCGATCATCGCCACGATCTCAGTGGTCTGCTGCTGGATCACGAAGTTGTTGGCTTCGTTTTCGCTGAATGTGTCGCTTGCGGGGTACAGCATCACCAGCGGAAACTCTTCGTTGTAGTCCTCCACCGGCTCGGTGGTGAATGCGTTACTAACTGGGGCCGTCAGCCCAGAGGCCCGTAGGTGCGCGAGGAAGTCATCGAAGATCATCTCAGGCCCGCCTTTCTCAGCAGTCTGTGGTCGAGCTCATGAGCCAAAATTGCGTTTGCCTTCTCCCTCACCAGCTTGTCGGCGGCCTCGATGGCGTTTTCGCTGCGCGCCATGTGCGCGATTGATGGGCCGGTGAGCTTGCGGAGCTTTTCGTCACCTTCGTAACGTGGTTTCCGGCGAGGGACGCCCATCCGCTGGAATATTTGGGATACGTTGGCGCCGTCTACCTGACCGGCGCGGGCCCGCCCCCAGAATCCGCCAGGAACAATGTGCGAACCTTTAGATTTCAGCACCTTTACTCGGGCGCCATAGCGAACGCCGCGCGCAGACTTAACCCGAGGCTGCGCCGCCCGTTGATTGGCAAACTTCCGCAGAGAAAGTCGTTTCCCGGTGTAAATGAGGAATCCGACCGGGACACCGTTTTTCTCGCGCACCCGTTGCACTAGGGCCGGCGGCTTCAGGTCCCGTGCCTTGATGTTGTAGCGAGACACTATGTCCTTGCTGACCTTGCTTGCAGATTGGCTGCTGAGCTTGCGGATCGTGGAGAAAAGCGAGTCCTTGACCACCTTGGGGTCGTAGGTCTTCAGTAGATCATCGATGTTGTCGAACGTATAACTGATCACGTCGTGGCCTCGAAGGTGTAGCTGTAGCTGTCATCAGCGATGCGCTTACCCAGCTTGAAGGTCTCGCAAACCCCGCTCGGCAGGGTGCGCTCGATGAGGTCGCCGCGTTCGGGTACCAGGTCAATGTCACCGTGGGCGATTCGAACGGTGTTGGTTCTACCCACCACCTGCTGGTATTCATCCAGCAATTCAACGTCCTTGCGGATCACCGCACGAACGCTGAAGGAATAAGCACCCGGCCGGGTGAAGGTGCACTCGCCGCCGAAGATCTCCGACAGCTGGGACGCCATCGTCCCGGCCAGGTCATCAAACACGGCCGATTACGCCGTTGTACCGTTGCCGGGGCAGAGCTTGACCTCTACCACCGTGACACCACCGGCCGCAGCCGTGGTCGCAACAACGCCATCCGAGTTGTCACCAGTAGCCGCGCTGCCGATGGCATCCACGAACTCGCCAGCTGATGCGTCCCAGTCCAGCTTCATGCCGACCGTGATCACGTCCGCCGAGTTGCAAGGCACCTCGAAAACACCCTCGACGTGAACCGCGCCGGTTTCGCCGTTGGCGATGTCGGTCGCCGCGATGCCCACCAGGTGACCAACGATGACAACGTCACCGCTGGAAACTGCCGAGCCCCCATTGGTCCACTCGACGGTGGACCCCATCTGCTTGTAGTTGGCCGCCATTGCGTGCCCTCCTTCAGAAAAACGAAAAAGGCGCCCGAAGGCGCCTGGGTTGGTGGATTACGGCTTACGCGCCGGCGTTCTTGTACAGGCCGCGATAATCAATCGCTTTCGCCGCGAAGTCGTGGCGGGCCTTGATCTCAATGCCATCGATGTTGAAACCCTCGCGGGTCTCGATGTACACGCCCTGGTTGCCTTCCAGGTAGCAATACTCGATGGTGTCCACCTGGTTGTGGTCAGCAGCCAGATACCAGGCGTTACCCGTGAGGCGCGGCTCGACCACCGGCATCAGGGAGCGCATGGAGCTCGGGATCGCATTGGCCTGGGTGGCAGGGGTGATGTCCGTCAGGAACTGGTCCGCTTCCGTTTCGGAATCGGCACCAACGATCAGCCAGCGCGGCATCACGTTGATCAGACGACCCTCCATGCCGGTCTGCTTGCGCATGGCGGCACGAGCAGCGCCCACGGTCGTGACGGAGATGTCGCCGCCTGAACCAGCCAGGTTGCCGTGGTTGGAGTGGAACAGAGCGGTGCCATCCTGCAGGGCAGCGTTGTCCACGATAATCGCCCAGACGATGTCCGACTCAAGGTCAGCCGCCGCACGCCCAAACAGCTGGGGGATGCGGATAAGGGCGTCCATGTCATCGTTGATGATGGTCTGGCGGGTGAAGGGCAGGATCTTGCCGTAGGTTGCCAGCGAGTAGGTTTCCTTCTCGTCGGTCACCTTGCCGTACTTGAACTCGCCGTTCTCCTTCACTTCCTCGAGCGCGGGGGCGCCGGACATGCGCACCCGGTTGATCGCCCGGAAGTCGCTTGCCGTGGACTGACGGAACACACCCACGAATGTGCGCGGGGCACTTTCGTAGCCGCTCAGCAGGGTGCGGTTGAACACCGAGCCTGCAATGTTCGCCAGGTCCGAGGTGGACAGCGCACGGGTAGCGATGTCGTGGGGCGACATGCCGCGGGTGTTCACGCCGTTACGCTCGAGCAGTTCTTCGCTCAGGCGCAGCAGGGACATGCCGGCAAACTCGCGAGACTGGTCGGTGTGCTGCTCCACGCCACCACGCGCCAGCAATGCTGTGGCGGCGGCTTGACGCATTTCGCTGACCAGGCTGGTGTCCACGGCCGCGCGCACGCCACGGACTTCAGCAGCGGGCTGCTCCTGCTCCGCCCACTTGTCGATGATGCGCTGGCGCGCCACATCGATGCTGACGCCTTCGCGGATCAGCTCCTCAGCGAGAGAGCTGTCCAGGCGCGCGGCACGAACGGCTGACTGGATGTCAGACACGCGCTTGCGCTCTGCGGTGACAGCCTGCTGGCTGGCCTCAGTCGCGGCACGCTGCACGTCATTCTGGGTGATAGTGGCATCCGGGGCCTCAGTGGCCGCCGGGGTCTCGGTGGTGCGATCTTCGGTAGGCATAAGGGCCTCTCCTTGGGTTGAGGGCACTTCGGCCCGGGTTTTGATGATTGCCTGACTGCTTTTTGCCTCGGCGTTACGGGCAACTGCCGCATCGTCGAAGCCAATCGGAACGATGGAAACCTCCATGGGCTCCCAGTCGACGCCGCGGTACACCTCCAGCTCGCCGACCTTTTCGGTAATTTGGTACTCGTGCACCATGTAGCCGACGCTGACATGGCGCAGAATGCCGTCCGCGATGTCTCGCAGGATGGGCTCCACCTTCTCGCGCTGACTGAAGCGAACCTCCACCATGAGGTTTTCGCCCTCAATCCACGCCCGCTCCACCACACCCAGAACATCATCAACGTCCCAGTTGTCGTGGCTGTTCAGGAAGGGGGCACCGTTGTTCAGGCGCTCCAGTCGGATGGCGCTCTCGCTGACTTCCAGCTCCTCGAGGTAGTTCCCCCGCCAGCTACGGCGAAGGCCGCGCGCTCCGGTGGACGCGATAAACGTAACGGTCCGCTTTTCCTCATCGTATGAGGCCGGCACCGGTGCGGCTCGAACGTCGAGCATCGGTACCTCGCGGGTCTCAGTTTTGGCTGCTTGGGGCATCGCTGCTCTCCTGTGCTGCATTGGTGTTCGGGTTGCCCGACAGGGATACCCGCGTGGGGTCCCAGTCGAAGTACAGATCGCGCTTTTCCAGCTCTTTTGCCCACCTTTCCCAGGAGGCCAGCACCTGGTTCGGATCGCGGCCGCGCATCTTGACCATGTCGGGATAGCTCAGGGCGCCCAGGCGCATTTCCTCGCGCAGGGCCTTGATCTCCTCGCTGGGGTTCAGCAGGTCGCGGTGTGGCGAGATCCAGTGAACGCGGACGGGCTCTGCAATACCTGCGGAAACGCGAGCCGCATCCAGAAACCAGTTGAGCTCTGGCCGGCACAGGCGCGGGATGACAATGCGCGACCGCCAGCTGTCGATATTTCGATAGAACGCCAGCCACCCCATGCGCCCAGACAGAAAGCTGACGTTCCGAAGGTCTCCGGTCAGCGCCTCGTAGGGCATACCCATGCCGACCGCAATGGTCATCAACTGGGCCTTGTCGAAGTCCGACATGCCATCCACACCAGGCGGGCTGGCAAACGTGACATCCTTCCCAGGCGGAACTGACTCGATGCGGCCCGGCTCAACGTGGCTGGTTACCGGCGTGTTGTTGCTCGAAATTCCGCCGGTCGGCTCCGGTTCATGCAGAAATACCGCATAACAAGATGCGATCTTTTGGCGCAGCTGGTATGAATCCCGCGTATCGCCGAGATCACGCAAGGTGGTCATCACCGGCGCGAACCAGCTGACACCATCTACCTGCCCCGGGCGATCCATGCGGAAGGCATGGGATATTTCACCCGCCAACACGCGTATGCTGCCCGTGCGCGTGTTTATGCCCAGGAAACTGTCCCCCGGGTGCTGGGTGTAGATGTGGAACGCCACCAGCGCCCCGCGCTTGTCGAACTCCTTACCCTGAATCACCACGTTGCCGTTGTGGCGGCTCAGTGTGGTGTCGAGGAAGTCGGGCTCCAGCAGCTGCACCTGGTAAGGCAGCGGCATATTGCTGCGGGAATCGCGGCGACGGCGGCGCGACAGGACAGAGCCGCTTTCCACAATCGCCCGGAACCCGAGGCCCTGCCGGTCGTAGAAGTTCCCAACCTCATCAGCCCCAGAGCTTTCGCTCTCAACGTGTTCCTGCCAGAGCTCCTCGAGGATGCGAGATGTCTGGTCACGCTCTGCCTCGAAGTCAGGCCGGATTCCGGTGCCGATCACGTTGGTTTCGAGTACGTTCACCGCGTTGGCCGCGTGGCCGTTGTCCCGTACCAGCTGACGTGCGCCGCGGCGGAGCATGCCCGCACTTGTTGAAACCTCAGCGTTCGCACTGGACCCGGGGCGGTGCCATCCGTCATTGCGCCGGCCGGTGCCCGCCGCCTCGTACTTCCGCATGACGTCCAACGCCATTTTGTGCGAATGGTAGTTGCGCTGGGCCTGCACCCGACGGGAAGCGAACCCGGGCGCAATGGTCAGCAGCACGCGCTCGCCGAGCGTCATTGTTTTATCAGCCATGGAAACCCCGCGAGTGCGTCGGATACACCACGTTCACGCGGCGGGCGTTGATGCCCAGATCATCCTCGATGCGGCGGATGATCCGATCCATCTCCTCCAGAGACCGGTACCGGATTTTGCTGCCGTCGGGCAGGGTCGCCTCCGTCACACCACGGGCGTATGCCTGGCGGATGGCGGCGAGCTGTGTAGTGGTGAATGACATAATGGAGTCTCGAATTTTGGACATAAAAAAACCCGCCGAAGCGGGTTCTGGTTCTGCTAACTATTTCTAGGCTACAGACAAATACTCATCTGGGTTTAAGGCGACGTGCCACCAAGGGCCATTCGCCCATATCCTGATTTCGCCATACCGGGCTGCGGCGGGCCACTCAATATACCCAAGGCCACGCGATATGCGAAAGGCCTTGATTGCATATACCACGCCGCGTGGCTTGACGCTGTGAGAGTGCATCACCTGATCAATCGGGACGCCCTTCGCCAGATCCACCACTATAGCGGCGCATGCATTAGGGTCTGCCCTCAGCTCGCTCACCCTTCTTTCCTTGAACCAAAAGATCTCAGTCTTCATGAGAGTCTGCCCAGTCTAGAATATCCTGGATTGTTTTCCCCCCAATATTTGGTATTTCAGTTAAGCCTTTCTGTCCATGAAACTCCAGCACATCCTTCCTAGAAAAAAGCCCCTCCCCTTTCAGAGCGTTGGCAGCTCTCGCCGGAAGACCCTCTAGCGAGTCTTTGCGCTTTGCAAGAGATCGTCTAGATGCAAGCGGTATCTTCCTCCGCTCTACAGCTCGTGCTATTTGCCGCCT